TCCTTCATTTTTGTATGTGTAAAATTATCTTTACAATACTTAGCTTGAATCTTAGAATTTGGTAAAAGTGTTTTATATTTTTTATAACTATCCTTTAATACTCTTCCCAATGACATTGTGTCAACATCAAACCATTTTGAGCCTTGTATTAACCATTTATTCTGAGCACTTGGATGAACATCACCTAATGTACCTTGTAATAAAGTAGACATATTAGGTTTTAAGAAATCCGTATGACCTGACCATCCTGTTGTTATTATTGGTTTTTTAGTTTGAGTAAATTCTAGTAATGGTCTTCCAAATCCTTCCCCTTTAGTTAAACTGACCATCGTTTTAACCTTATTGTGGTTATATAACTCATTCATTTCACTATCAGTAAATTCACCATGAAGTAAATAAACATTAGGTAATTTGCCTTTTACTGTTTTCTTTATGTCTTGTATTTTCTTTAATGTAAAATCTCTATCCATATATGAAGTTCCACTATGGCAAGTTTTTAAAATTAAAGCAGGTTGTTTTGGTTTATTTTTAAATGTTTCACAAAATGATTTAACAAGCAAACCTACATTCTTTCTATCATGCCCAAAATCACCCTGTATCCAATGACCTACAAATAAGTAACAAAATTCTTCCCTTACTCCAGATAAATCCAATTCAGATTTAACAGGTTTGTAAGTTTCCTCAACAAATCCCTCAAATAATACCTCTGTTGGCTTGGTCAATTCAATATTACCAATAACTTGATTAGTATTCTTATCGTGTTTTTGGAATTTACTGTGTTTTAAAACATCAATACTGTGGTTTGAAGATCCTAATATTAAATCCATTCTATTACACCCCTCAACCCAATCAGCAGGTGCTACTGTTGATTCAATTCCTGCTGTAACTCCTATGTTATAGTTTCCTTGGGGTTGGAATTCATTTGGAATTGTTATCTGCATCCAAACATCAGGTCTAGGATATTGTTGGTTGGGTTGAGGTTGAAATAGATGTTTATTTAGAAATTCCCATTCTGGGTGATCTTCAATAAATCCCCAAGGTGTATTTCCCCATCTTTGGGGTATGATTTTAACATCATATTTATCCAATTCTATTACTGCTTTTGCTACATCTCTACCTCTTGAACCATAACCTGAGTAGGTATCTATTGGGCAGCTTATTATAAATTCTGGTTTACTCATTTTTTAATATATTAAGGCGTGTGTTTGTACTTTTTTAATGTCAGTATCTGTGTTAATTAATTCAAATTTTTCTCTTGGTTCCCAAGTATCAAATAACTCATCTACTGCTTCAATTACTCTGTTACTCATTTTTACGGCGGTAAAACCTGCTTCATCACCTAAAGCCCACTCTCTACCTTTCTTACCTCTCTCATCTCTTTCTTCTGGGGATAAATCATATACCTTTCTAATTTGAGCCGCAGCATCTTCCGCAGTGCATCTATCATCCCAAATATAAGGTGTTTGAGGTGATCCTTGTAAAGATCGACTAGTTGGGAATACTGGAAATGCCCATTCACCATGTTTTTTATAAGTGCCTAAGTGGTTAGATGGGAAGTCTTTATCAAAATTAATCCATCCACCCTTTTTAACTCCAGGACCTTCATCTTCATCATACTCAAATCTCATTTGATCTTGCATTCCACCTGTTACATTAGCTATAATTGGTGTTCCTGTTAGCATTGCTTCAGTTAATGTTAACCCCCATCCTTCATTTGAAGTTAAAAGAATTTGAACATCAGATACATTATAAAGTAGATTTAATTCCTTGGTACTAATCTTGTTAGTTGAGAAATAAACAGCATTTGGATATTTTTCCCCAAATAGCAATTCCCTCACTGCTTCTAAATCAGTTCCATGATCACTTATAACTTCAGTGTGTAGTAGGAAAGAACATCTATCAGCTTTTTCTTTAGGTAATGTATCTAAAAACATTCTAAAAGCCATCATTGTATCAGGAATTTGTTTTCTTCTAATATTTCTTGAATTAAAGAACATTAGAAAATCAATTTCCCTATCTCCAAATATATTTTTCCTAATTTCATTAACCTCCTTAGAGTCTCTATCGAGTGGAAAATACATTTCATCATTTAAACCATGAGGAACGTATTTAATAACTTTATTCTTAGCTTTATCACCTAATACGATTTCATTGATATTCTTCGTTTGCTTTGAAATTGCTAACAAAGCGTCACATGATTCATAGTATGCTTTATTATACAGTGGAGCTGGATAATCATCCCAAATATTTAAGTAAATAATAGGCATGTTTTTTCTAATTTCATTTTCAATTTGAAATAGCCAAGTAAAATACCTAGGATCCGTTATAATGAAGAGAGCATCTGGTTTCTCCATTTTAATTAATTCTCTAAGTAAATCTGGGTTACCATATCCATCAGTTGGATATAACATAACACTAGCATCATCTAAACCTGATTGAGTATTAGTATCAGAACTTAAATCAAAACGCTTGCCCTTATCTGGGTGTTTTATAGCTCCTGCTAATTGAACCCAATTGAAGTGTTGGGCTGTGTGTAAAACCATTTCTTTTGCAACTGTAGCAACTCCTGAATGAACTCTAATGTCATCACATATTAGGAGTATTTTCTTCCTGTCTTTTGGGGGAAGATACTTAAAATCTTTATTCATAAACTATTTTAATTTTAAATCGTGGTTAGTAACTGATCTTCTAAATTCTTCATTCGTCATATAAAGGTCAATTGCTCTTTCGGATAATTTTTGAAATGAAAACTTTCGTTTAATACATTCAATTTTAAATTCTTCCCATAGATCAATATCTATCTTTACACTTGTTAATTTTTTGTTTGACATTTTTTATTATTTTTGTTAATAGGTTTGATATACGTATGTACAGATTATTTAAGGTTAACACCTAATCCACATAGTTTTGGATTGTCTCTATAAGCACAAAAGGTACAATTCCATTTTGATGCATTAGGTTCCATAATTTTATCGGTATAAGTACTTCCTTCAAAACATTCTTCTATAAACTCATTTACTGCTTTCGTAGCCCTTGCAATTTTAATTTTACCTGAAGGTGGGGAGAATTCCTGCACACGTTTTTGTGGATATTCACCCTCAGTGTATACTTTTCTCCTAACAATTAAAAACTCAACACTAATACTTTCTTCAGGTACATCAAATTGCTCCGCAAAGTATTTTTTGTATAATATAAGTTGAAATTGCTTCTCCTCATCTTTCTTTGCATAATCCTTCCACCCATTAGTAGAAGTCTTAATATCGATGATTGTAAATGTATTAGTTGGTTCATGATACATAACAATATCCAAATAACCTAGGTAAAACACATTAGGATATTTAGGATTAGGAGCTATAGTTATTTTAGTTTCTATTCCTGCTAGAAACCATCCTCTCTTAGAAAAATACTTACCTCTATGTTTTTTTAAATAAGTTAGTATCTCAACACCATCCTCATAAAATTCCTGCAATTCACCTGGTTTTGAAAAATGTTCGTTGTTGTTTTTCTTCAACTCATCCATATAATGCTCTCGAATTTTATCCTTAAGCATTGTAAAAACATCCTCCTTATCCGCAGCTGCTCCACTTTTCTCATACATTACCTCTAAATAATACTGAAAGGTCTCATGAAACGCCTTCCCAAAAACAGTGTGGATGCTAGGCTTATAAAGCTTATGACCATCTCTATATTGTAAAGCCCACTGTTTCGGACACTTCTTCCACATTGAATACTGTGAATAAGAAATATTCTTCTGGAAAGCATAATTAATTTCATGAGGAGTATACTGTTGTATCTCTTTCAGTATTGGGGGTAATTTCTTAGCCATAACTTATTTTTGAAGTTCTATTAATTTATCTAGATATTGTTTGGCTTTTAAAAGATCTTCCACACCATTTTTATGCTTCCATCTTGTAACATACTTTACAATATTACCCTCAAAAAAATCCAGGTTATGAGAAAAAGCATAATCCCACATTTCAATTCCTTCATTATAATGTTTGGGGTGTTTTACATCACTCATTTCAATAACTTTTTAATTTCCTTCTTATCTTCACCTATTTCTTCCATTATGGAAGTCAATTCTTTTTTATCCAATATCTCAATGTACGAAGAAGCCTCGGCGCTTCCAACCTTAAAGTAGGAAGCTACCTTATCTACCAAATCTTTATTAGGTGCAAACATGCTCTTCTTTTTGATATATTTAAAATACCCTTTTCTCTTTGGTATCATCTCCTTGTAGAAATTATATATATCCTTCTTCATATTTGGCATTAAAGTCTGTGCGTAATTAGCGAGTTCAGTGTAGGATAAATTCATACTAATGAATCTGTGTACCATGTACGCATTGAAGTTATCCCAGTCTTTATCCGTAAACTCCTCAGCAGGTGTCTTTAATTCGGTTATTTCCTTTAACCAACAGAAGATATTTTTTACTCTATTTTCCAATTATAATCCCATTTCAGAGTATTCCTCCCTCAATTCTGTTGGTATTGAATCTAATATAATTTTTTTCGATTCCAAACAGTAAAATACGGGTATTGGAAGTAGAGCATCCTCTTGTCCTCCGGTTACAAATTTACTTACTTTTCTCATTACAAATCCTTGTTTGAATAATACTCCTCCATCAAATCCCTCTACTGGGGTAGTTGCTGCGAAGTCAATTTCTGGTTGCTGTGTGTTCATATTACTTGTGGTTTTTTTATTTCTATTATTTTACTTAGGCAAGATGCCATGTTTATTTCTTTGTCTATACGAAAGTTTGAGTGGTATTGATGTTCATTTAAGATTACTGCTACTGATCCTTCCCTACCTGGGGCAAAATGCTCTGCATTATCAAACAATGACCTATAAAGCCCCTCGAAGTCCTTAACTCCCGAATCTGCTATTATTTGTCTTAGGGCTCTAAAGTTGGTATTCTTCTTCTTTAGCTCCTTAAGTATTTCACCTATGTAATTATTAGCTACTAAAATTGTAGGATCCACTTGCAATTCTCCATCTTTAGTGGATAGTTGAATTGTGTTTAGCATCTTTCGTATATCCGGATAATGAGTGTTAATTATGTTAGCAAGAGCCTTTAAGTCGAATTTTACTTTTTCCTTATCTAATATTGCATTTAGGTGTTTTGCTACCTCTTTTTTATTTGGTGGTACTATTTTTAGTACTTGACATCTTGATTGTAAGGGATCAATTATTCTTTCTATGTAGTTACAAGTCATAATGAAACGTGTTGTTCTAGAAAATGTTTCTATTACGTTTCTTAATGAGGCTTGGGCTTGAATTGTTAGGAAATCTGCTTCATCTAGTATTACTACTTTTAAAGGGCTAAATGACATTGTTGAGGCAAAGCTTGATACTTTATCTCTTATTGTTTCTATTCCCCTCTCATCCGATGCATTTATGTAAAGGTGGGAACAATCTAGGTTATTAACTAACAACTTAGCTAGAGTTGTTTTTCCTGTTCCTGCCGGACCGTAAAAGATAAAATTTTGGATATCATTTTGGTTTAAGTACAAGTTAAGTTTTTTCTTTAACTCTTCATTTCCAACATATTCCTCTAGTGTTTTTGAACGGTATCTCTCTACGAGGAGACTATGATCTTTCATAACTTATTATTTGGTACAATATACGAATAATTTTTGCGTTCTCCTAATTAATATTCATCTCCATAGATGTTATATTTTTTTATAGGTTCAGGTTTTATTTCTTCCTCCGAAGTTTTTATTGCATATAATTTACTATCAAGGGGAGCCAATCTATACTCCCCTTTGAAACCTGTTTTGGTTAAGTATGCCTCTAAGGTATCTGTTAGTGATGTGTATACAATCTTTTTAGGATCATTTACTAGAGAATATCTATCACCAGGAGGTATCCTTGTTGCAATTAACTCATTATGTTCAGTTACTTTTGTTTCCATATTACATCATTCCCATCATTGCTGATGGATCAATATCTGATGATTTGTCATCCTCAGGATTATCAACAACAACTGCTTCTGTTAAAAGAATTGTACCTGCTACTGATGATGCGTTTTGTAATGCATTTCTTGTAACTTTTAGGGGATCAATTATTCCAGATTCTTTCATGTTAGTTTCCTTTTCTGTTTTGATGTTATAACCAGACCATGGGTTATCTTTACTTTCAAAGTCAAAAGATAGAATTTGAGCTTCAGTTTCAGTTTTACCTGCATTTGTCAAAATCTGTTCAAACGGTTTTTTACATGCTTGTTTAACTATTTTTAAACCATAATTATAATCAGGATTGCCATTTTCTAATGATGCAAGTGCTGACATTGAGTAAAGTAATGCTCTACCTCCTCCAGCAACAACACCTTCTTCAAGTGCAGCTTTTGTAGCATGTAATGCATCATCAACTCTATCTTTTTTCTCTTGCATTTCAAGTTCAGTGTTTCCACCTACGTGAACAATAGCTACACCACCTACAAATTTAGATAATCTGTCTTGTAGTCTTTCTACTTCAAATGGGGTTTCTGCTTTTTCAATTTGTTGAGATAATTCCTCTACTCTTTGGTTAATAGCATCCGCATCCCCACTACCATCAATTATAGTTGTTTTTTCTTTTGAAATTGTTGCTACTCTAGCTCCACCGAACCAATTAGTATCAAATCTATCAAGCTTCATTCCCTTATCTTTTGAAAATACTTGACCACCTGTTAAAGTTGCTATATCTTCTAAGATTAGTTTTTTCCTATCACCAAATTCAGGAGACTTAACAGCACATACTTTTAAAGTACCTCTCATTTTATTTACAATAAGAGTAGCTAATGCTTCACTATCAACATCATCTGCAATGATTAAAAGTGATTTGTTTTCACTTGAACATTGGTTTAATATTGGTAATAGCTCTTTTACTTGTGTAAATTTATGATCTGCAATTAAAACATTTACGTCATTTAAGGTAGAAGTCATTGTATTATTGTCGGTAACAAAATATGGGGATTTAAATCCTCTATCAAATTGCATTCCTTCAACTGTTTCTAAATATGTTTCCCAATTTTTAGATTCTTCAATGTGAATAACACCATCTTTACCTACTTTCTCCATTGCTCTGGAGATGAGTTTTCCTACACTTTCATCATTATTTGCTGATATAGTAGCAATTTGGACTAGTTGATCTTGAGATGCGATTTCTTCAGAGTTTTTACGTAATTCTTCAATTACAGCACTAACTCCAGTATCTATTCCTCTTTTAATGTCTACTGCATTAGCACCATCATTAAGCTTTTTAAGACCCATGTTAATCATCTCTCTAGCTAAAAGTGTTGATGTTGTAGTACCATCACCTGCATTGTCAGAAGTTTTAATAGCTGCTTGCTTTAGCATTTGAACTCCTAATTCTTCAATTGGGTCATCTAAGCTAATACTTTTTGCTACTGTTACCCCATCTTTTGTTGATTGTGGGTAATCATTTGGTCTTGAAATAACTACATTTCTACCATTTGGTCCTAAGGTTGCAACCACAGCATCTGCCATTTTGTCAACTCCTTGGGTTAGTTTTTTTCTGGCTTCAGGGCCAATTTCTATAATTTTACTCATCTTTTAGATTTTTTCTAATTCTGTTTTTTCTTCTTTTGTAACTGTTGTTTCTTCTAAAACTTCTTCAATTGTTGCAGTTTTGTTTACTCTAGCTAAGATTTGTTGTTCTTGGCCAATGTAGTATTCATCACCTTTGTGTTCTAATTTTGTGAATCCCATTGTTGGTAAAATCACAACGTCACCAATTTTAACTTCAGTTTCAACGTAACCTACTCCGGCTACATGCCTTCCAGGTCCTACTGCTACTATTGTTCCATGTTCATTTCTATCTTTTCCCAAATCTGGTACTATAATAGAACCGTAAGTTGATTCTTCCTCTTCTTGAGGTTTTACAATCACGGCATCAAATAATGCTTCTAATTCCATTTGTTAAATTTTTATGTTTAGTGTTAATATAATAACTATTTTTCAATAAGCAAAACTTAGGTGCAGAAGTTTTTATTTTATTGTTATTGTTTTTGGTTCTATAACTACGTGGGATGAAAATGGTATTGTTATGTTCAACAATCCGTTTTCCATTTTAGCATCAACTTTAGATAAGTTGAATTTATTATTTACTTTGTATCCAAAGTTAAATGATCTTTTAGCTATTCCTGAGTAATAATATTCCCTATTTGGGGGATTATTGTTTTCTTTTTCATAACTAACTCTTAATATATCTCCTTCAATATTAATCGCAACATCTTCTTTAGTCAACCCAGTACAAGCAACTTCTAGGTGAAGTCCTTTAGTGTCCTCATAAACATCAACGGGATGCTTTAGTTTAATTGAATTTAGGGGGTGAAAAGGTGTTTCGGTATCGAAAAAGTTTCTGACAAGTATGTCAAATGGTGATGTGATTCTTGGCGCTAGGCCGTTTTCTAATTCTTTCAAATAAGTCATAATTCTTAAATTTATGTTGTTAAATACTTAGCTCCCATTCTGGTGAGCTGCTTTTTTGCACCTAAGTTTGCAAATATAAATACGTGGCTTTTAAAAAGGTAAATCCTCTTTTCTAACCATATAATAGTTACTTTTAATTGTTTCTTTTTCAAAACTAAGATTTAATAATCCTCCCGAGAATAATCTGATATAACCCACATCAGCATCTTTGTTAGCATTTAGAATGTTTTTAAATGCATTTGAATCAAATGGTATTCCAGATGATAATTCGCTGTTTATTTCCCCGGTTTTTTGATATACAATTTTATCACTATAACTGTCTCCTTCACCAAATGTAAAATTAACAATAGAGTTGTTATCTAAATCTCTATCAGTTCCAATTCGTAAAAGGGATGAATCAGATAATGCAGATCTTGCTTTTATTAAATGAGTAATTTCTTCAGGATCCAAAGTCATAATAATTTCATAATCATACTCCTTTACTTTTTTAGGAGTTCTAATAAGTAATGGATCGGATAGAGCAAATTCCAGATTAAAACTAGCATCTGATATTTTTAATTTAGTTGCTAATTTATTTTCTTTAATTAATTCTAATAGTAATTCCCCATTAGTAATTGCTGTGAGGTTCTTTAATTTATTAGTGTTAAATATGGCTAATTCAACGTCTTCAAGTTGGAAATCAGAACAAACAACTTCCCCAATGATATCATCACCTGGGGACATAAACCCAATTGATAATGCGTTGTCTTTGATTACCCATTTAACTGATTCGTTTATCCCTAAATAATATTTTGAAATAAGTGATTGTAATAATAATTTTTGTATCATATGAAAAATTTTTCTTTAAATGAATTAAGTTTGAGTGACCATTCTAAATCTTGATAAAACCCCTCCAGTTTGTTAAGTAATATACTGTCAAATATTTTTTGCCTATCTGCATATTCTTCTATAAATTCAAGTATTTTATCGGGTATATTACCTGGTATAAAAGCAATTGCTTCAATTCTATACCTATTAGGTTTCAAATAAATCCATTTAATCTTGTCACTTTGGGTTATATAACTATGTTCTCCATTCAACCTCCAAAACCTGATTAAATCATTATAAACAATTGTTGCTCTAACTGGGGCAGGTGCTCCTTTAATTATTTTAGAAAACATCTCTCCGGCCATTGGTTTTCTCCCTGTATATTTAGTTAATGTTTTTACAGCTGAAGGGTTGCCTAGTTCAACTAATGGTATTGTTCCATCTAATATTTTATCTCTATACTCTTTAATTCTTATATTAATGTCTTCTTGGGTTGCACCTTTTAGAACATCAATCAGGGCAGCCTTGAAAAATTTACCTAAAACAGGTGGGAAATTGGATTTTTTAAATTCCAACCCCTTTATATCTAATGTTTCTTTTTCAATTCCCTCTTGTTTGGTAATCCACTGTGCATATCTTCTAGTAGCTCTAAAGTAGGCGGATCTAATTACACATTCGGTTTTCATTTCTAACCAATGGTCTTTTTCTCTGTCTTCAAACCAAGGGAATTTATAAACATTAAATGCATCTTTAGCTAAAACATCATAGTGGTCTGTTATAATACCTTGATATGATAGAGATACTTTCTCTAAGGAAGAGTCTTTTTCCTTATCCGGCATTTTATCAAAATCGGGGTAAAGATGTTTTAAAAAAGGTTCAGCGTGGATATAGATTGAATCTGTATCGGAGTAACACACATAATTTGTATCTCCTTCATCGCATATCCACCAAGGTGTGTCTTCTAAATGCTTCATTCCCAGTCCTCAGGTTTTTTAAGTTTTGTTGGGGATTCAAAATCTCCTCTACTATTTCTTATTTTTTCTCCAAGTTTTTTAATTTGATAGGAGTTACCTTTAAGTGTCAAAGTGCCTCCCTGTTGGAGCATTTTCCTAAAACGTTGTTCTTCAACACTATTAAATTCTTTGGATAATTCCAACATCTCGGCTTTTTCAAGTAATTCACCGTTTAGATAAATTGAATGTTCCTTTCGGATTGATTGTTTACTTAGCATAACTTATCATTTGTGTATAATATACGAACTTTTCTTTAAAGAACCAAGTCTTTCTGTCCTCTAACAACAGCATTCATGTGACGATTTGCAGCTAAAGCACTCTCCTGGATTATGCGCTGACCACTCAAAGTTATAGATGAGGATAATGTTCTATTACCATATCTGAAGCTTGCAAGTGCTGTTGCCCCATAGAGACTATTTAGTAAAATTTTCATTGTATACTGTTTCATGTGAAATTTAGCTCCTAATTCCTTATCTCCAGCCACATATGCTTTTTTCATCTCACCCTTATAATATACTCTTTCATCAAACCATTTGGCTAAAATTGATGATAATACTGATTGTCTATCAGTAGCGTACATAGTACCATTAGCTGAAATAGTCCATTTATTTGATTTGATGAATTTTATTAATTGTGAAACCGTTAATTCTGCTCGTTTGTTTTTGTTATTTTTTATTAAGAGGGGTTTATTAGGATCCATTTCTTTCAAGTCATTTAGCCCTAAACGATTATTTCGAGTATTTGGATCTATTATATAACCCATTAATGTTTCTTTTCCAATGTTTAGGGACATTATAATACAAGGGTACAGTGATGTTAAATCTTCATCAAATACATAGTTGTAGATACCTGCTTTAGGGCAAAATAAATAACCACCTGCATAACTATCAGTATGGTTAATATGTGGGTCTTTATTGGGTGGGACTATTCCTTTACCTAGTAAATAGGCTGATATTGCCCCATCTTGGGTTACGGTGTTGGCATAAATTTCGTGGTATAGGTGTTTTCCTTTATGGGCTAGGTTTTTTGTTACAGATAGGTACTCTAAATTTTCATCTAGTTTTACTAGTATTTCAACATCCACAAAGTTATATTGTATAAACTTTTGAATATCGCTTTCAAATAAATCATCTAGGTTACCTTCGTACTCAATTTTATTTATTCCAGCATATTTCTCTCCAATAGCATCTAACTTCCAACTTGGTTCATCTGCCCAACTGTATTTTTTATGCATTCTCATATAATCAAGAGATGATAGTCCTTTTATATCAACTTCTTGGAAGTTTTTCCCTTTAATAGTATCTTTATGCCTAGTAAGACTTGAAGTGACTTTCCCAATAGGTGACATTCTATCAGCAAATTCCTTCCCCAATATATTACAAGTTCTATAATAAAGATAGGGTATATCAAAATAATCTGAGTTATAACCTATTAAAATATCAGGACGGATTTCTTCCATTTTTTCAATCCATTTGAATAAAAGATCCTCTTCATGTTGTACAGGAATGATTTCTTTATTTTTGAATTTTTGATGTTTTAATTGGTTTTTCTTATCTAAAATTACAATCCCCCATTTGTCTGCTAATTTATCATACCAAGCTATGGAGGTAACCATTTTAGGAGCTTTCCTAATGCCCTCTTCTGTTAAAGAATCTAACATTTCGGTTTCAATATCAAAAAATAACTCGCAGTGGGTAGTTGAAGGCTCATCATTAGTTCCATATTTTTCAATTAGGAACTTTTGATGGGCTTTCATGTCTGCAAAATGTATGTCACTTTCATTATCAGAAGCAGGACCAAAACCGTTATAATAATATTTTGTAGTTTTCTTTAATGGTTTACCATTTAAACCTACATGGGTTGCATCTGCTTCATGGCATTCTCTGTAAGCAGGATTAACCCATTCAAAATTTTCATAACCAGAATCCGACCATAAGTGGATAGAGTGGGTATTCTTTTTACCTCTTACCCTTTCTGTATAGATGTTTTTATACATTCTTTAATTCCTCTTTAGTGAAAAATTGTCTTAAGTTAGGTCTAAAATAGTTAATATTTTTCATAACTTTATTATCATGGCTTCTGTATACAACATAACCATATTTGGTTTTTTCATAATGGCATTTAGTATTTTGTTCTCTACTTCTAACTTCCACGGTTTTAATAGCTTCTTCTTCAGTTGAGCATATTTTGGACATATTGGAGGCTTGCACTTCAGCATATCCTGCTTCAATTTTATCCTTTAATCCAAAAACCATAGCCCCATTCCCTAATCCTACATAAGCAATATCTAGGATAGCATCAAAAACTTCAACAATATCTCTATTTTCAATTGCTTCTTTTAATTCATCTAGTTCTTCCTGGATAAAATTAACTACAAAGTCAGCATCTGCTTTATTAATAGTAGGTTTGGTTTGATTTTGATATGATTTCCCCATTACATTGTTAAATTCTTCAA